TCGACCGCGCTCAGACCTTTTCCGTCTTCTTGACCTTCACCTTGGGTTCGACAGGAGCATCAGGCGTGGGGTTCAGCAGCTTGCGCAGAGACGAGATCTTGTCTTTGACGAGCGGCCGGAAACGTGTCGCGCGAAACGGCATGTCGGCGGCGCCGTATCCTTCCGGCCCGTCATCGTTGCCGCGATGCAGCTCTTCCAGCTTCACGCCGAAGAAAGTGCCGTCGATGTAATGCGTGTACTCGCCGACCCAACGTAGCGTATAGATCTCGCCCTTGCGAATGCCCTGGTCGATGCTGACGTGCTTGAACGTATCGTCGATGCAAACGACCTTCTGGCCAACGTGAAAATCGTAGCTCATCGTCTCTCTTCCCTTTCGGCGACGCTGTCAGGCACGTCTTTGCAGCAATCGCGTCGGCGCGGCAATCATCTGATCTCGAATTGAGACGAGAGCAGGGCGCCGCGGCACTAAGCAGACGAGCGCATCTCGCCAATCCCACGGGATAGGCTCATCGCTCCACGAGGCCCAAAATAGGGCCGAAACCGCCATGCAGGGACATGTCGTTGCGCTCCAATGCAGGAGCGTAAATCCCCACACCGCCGCCGCCGTCGAGAAACAGCGCATTGGTACATTTCAGCTGGTCGCGAAATAGTCGCGCGAAATCGTGAAAATTCACCGCGTCTTCGCTGAGTGCAAAGCGAACCTCGCCCCCGCACTCACCTACACCGCTGCGGCGGGTTCTGTCTGACGAGCCTGGGATAAAGATCGGGTTTATCCTGTTCTCGATGACAAGGAGCGGGCCGGACTGGGTGGCGAAACGCACATCGAGCCCACGCTTCAGATAATCATCGGTCGGGAGTATCCCAGCGCCTTGCTCCTGAACAAAGAACACGCCATTGGGCTTCTTGTAGAAGTTCGGCACGATGGAGCCCGTCATTTGTGCCGTATTGGCGGGTCGTAGCTCGTGGCCGTTTTCAACGTAAAGACCCAGCGGCGAGAAGTCGGGAAGGTACATGCCGGCATTGACCGCAAAGGTCAGTGTACGGCCCTCGGCGCGAACGGCTTCGGCAACATTCGAAAAATAGCGGTAGGGCTCACCCTCGCCATTCTTCCAGAACAATCGCAGCTCGGCCTTTCCCGGTTCCCACGTACAGACGATGTAGCGGGTCTCCTCAAAGGTCTGCGGTTCGCATGGTTCGGCGAGAGCTGAAGACAGGGACACCACTGGGGCCGCAAGCAGTATGGCTGCGGTGAAAAAGCCTAGCCCGGCAAGACCCATCGGAACGCCCCTTGTTCTCGGTGCAGACGCGTCTTCGTTTCCGTCGTCAGCGCGTGGCATCGGCCGCAGATGATCCGATTTTGGCGAGGTCACCGCAAAACAGACAACGTTCGTTTTGCAGTGACCTCTTGATGATTAGGCAAAGTAATCATCCGCGGACATCGTAACCGCTGCAGGAGATTCGGAAATTTCCCAATTGCAGCAATCCACACATTCTTTGGAGGTAATGCAGCATGAGCATACACTCCAAAGTGTCAGAGGCTCCATCACAAAGAGCTTCGGTCGCTTGAGCGAGGATCTTTGCGCCTTCGACGAAAGGGTGCCTTTTCCGCTGATACGAACGGCGAGGCTAGGTGTGGCCGTCCTTGTACATCGCATAATTTTTAGAGTGCGAGGTACAATTGCGGCATGGGTGATCCAAGGGCTCCACCGCGGTCGATGAATACATATCGAACAGATCAGCCACCAGCCGGTCCCGAGACTAAAGGTACGAATACGCTGCTTGCCCGATGACCGCGCTTCTGCTGGGATCTTGGTTGTGCCTCTTGCTAAACGCCTGAGGTTCTCCGTCAAACTAAATGGTGCTCTCCGACAGAAAAGCGATCAATCGGCGTGCAGACCCTTGTATCTCGCGGCTCGTGCGGCATTTTCGCTTATAGCGAGCGCGGTTAGGAGTGTTTATGGGCGCGATTCGGACATCTGTCGCCGCCGGATTGATGGCAGGTTTAGTCGTGATCAACGCAGCTTGCACGACACACCCCAATCCCAGTCCGCCGGATTATCAGTACAACCCACGCACGTCCGTGAACCCGGCTTGCGACGCTGGATTCAGGCCAACCAACAACTGGACCTGCAGCTACTGAACCTCGATAGGCGTCGAAATCAAATTCGCAGCCTCACGCCAGTCCGTGCTGGTGAGTTGTTCGGCGCCGCGAATTCCTTCGTTCCAAAGTGGCGCGAGCGCTCATCTTAGGCCCGCAGTGAGAGGAAAAATAACAACTCACAGTAGGAGATGGTGGGCCCGGAGGGAGCGCCCACCATCGCTTAAAAGCCTTAGAAATCGGGCTTTCAGGGATGGTAGGGGGGCACAATGTCCCCCTTTTGTGTCTCTGCATTGCACAATGTGGTTGAGCATGCAACAGGGGCAATGGAGCTACGGGCCCGCAGGGCACACCTATCATTGTCATTGCTGTATCCGCTGTGCCGAAATTGACTACTGTCTTCAGCTGGACGAACTTGCGGCAAGACATGCTTCCGCCGTTGTTGGAAGATCGTGATGGAATTTGAAGGGGGACCGCGATTGGGAGCTAAAGACAGATGGACCATTGCCATCAGATGTCCAGCGTGTGGCAAAACTGGCGATGTCGAAGTCTCTCAGGAGGATGGATGGTCGTACATGCGCAACCAATCGACTACCATTGATCATGTGCCAGGCGGATTTTCGGTGCAGGGTACTGACGATAGCGCAGCTTCTATGACCTTCTTCTGTAACAAAGACGGCGTCATCGCGGAAAAGGTTTGAGTGGGTACAGGATCGGAACACGAGTATGGTTCCTTGGCTTTACGCACCATCGACCTACCGCTGTACACGTGACCGCCAATAGCCGTCTGAGTGCCTAGGATTCCCCGACCAGAATCAGCTAACGTTGCTGAGTAACGGGAGGGGCCATATGTGGGTTTTACAAACACCTGAAGCTACTAGCCAGAAGCTGCTAAGTTTGATCGGAGCGGAAGCTGGAAAGGCAACACGAGGCGGCGGAGCTTTCGCTTTTGTCACTGCTGCCGGTGCGAGAATGCTGGAGGCAGAGCCTGGTTTCAAAGCACTGCTTGCTAAAGGCAAGTTTGTGATGGTCGTCGGAATGGATGCCATAACAGACGCGAATGCGTTAGACGCTGTCCAGAGCATCGCCAAATCCAATCCCAACTTTGAGCCATTCGCCTTCATGCATTCAAAGTCTGGGTCTCTGTTTCATCCAAAGACTGTGTGGTTTCGCAGCGCAAGTGGTGGCTCTATCATCGCAGGCTCGGGGAACCTGACGCCAGGTGGATTGAACAAAAACTGGGAAGCCGCTTCTCTGTTATCTGTGGGCACGACTGACATTGAACAACATGAGGCCGCTTGGGAAGAGTGGTTGAAAGTCCACAACGCTTGTCTTCTTCCGCTGGATCACAAACTAGTGGTTGAGCAAGCAAGGCTCAATAAGATTCAGAAATCGAAGGTTAAAAAAGCCCTCGTAATACCAGACGAGGACGAGGGCGCCGACGAGGTTGTTGCCACCACCGAGGATGGTCTTGCAAGCCTGGACAGCGGATCTGTCCTGATAGCAGAGGTTCCAAAGAGCGGTGACAGATGGAAGCAAGTCAACTTTGACATTGCAACCTATCAAAATTACTTTGGCGTCACGCTCGGTTCGGGCAAAGATGTTGAGTTCCGGCAAGTCCGGGACGACGGTTCACTTGGCCCAGCAGAGCATAGGCATGCGGTGGCGGTCAAAAGCCAAAACTACCGCTTTGAGGTTGGGGCGGCCGCGAATCTGCCCTATCCCGCCAAGGGCCATCCAATCTTGGTGTTTCTACAAATCAGCGACCAGTTGTTCTTCTACGTTTTGCTGATGCCGGGTGAGCAAAACCATACGTTAATTCAGAAGTATTTGGACGATAATTATGCTTCAAGTAGGTCGAAAAGAAGAGTGACGCTGACGCTTTCAGCCTTGCGCAAAGCTTGGCCCGACGCTCCTTTTTCCAGTTAATTTAACGGCAAGTGATGATCACTTCCGCTTCGTCGCCAGCCTCTAGATGATGCTGGGTCGCGTTGAGCTTGCTGTGGCTGATCCTGCCTGCCGAAGCAACCTCAACGTTCGCGAAATGAGGCTTCGCGAGGCTAAGGATCTGCTCGATCGTCATTACCCTCGGGTGGACCGTACCCGTAGATTTGAACGGTGAATAAGACAGTACTAAGCTCGCCCCCGCATGCTTCACACCTGCGAACATTGCATTGAACGCACCGGGTGCTTGTGACCGGATGCAGAAGGGAGATTGATGTCTCTCTGCCCTATAGACGCCTCTGCTGATGCGTGGCTCTTTTGCTCTGATGCGGGTTGTAGATAAAGTGGGTTCGTCGCCTAGGCACATCGTTTCCAGTACGTGATAGAATCGGCTGTAGTGTTCCCGCGTGTACGGAGGGTCGGCGTAAACCACACCGACTTCGCCTCTGATAGCCGTAAGGGTATCGACGTAGTCGCCCTTGATCACCCGGTGCATTCGAGAAGTGGTGTCAACGATGTCATAGCGACTGGCCCACCTAGTCGCAGCTTCTGAGGCTTCCAATCCTCTGTCCCGCACTATCTTTGCAATAAGGTGGCGCTTCGGATCGCCTGAGGAATCGCGGGGCTGGATTGGCTGTGCGAACTGCTTCCCAACAGTATTTACGATCTCACTGGCGGTGCTAACTGCTATTGCAAGCAGCGTCTCTCTTAGGGGCGAAGCCGCTTTGTGCGCTGATGCTAGGAGCGCGTCTAGGTAGGCCGCCTGCTTGTAAGAGAAGTAGAGGCCGCCGTAGTGCCGGATCATCACTGTTCCTAATCTGGGCTCGGTGCCTGCTAGTAGTTTTGCTACTTCGCGCTGCGCTCGATTCCCCTCACTCGATGACATCCAATCTGTCGTCACCAGCGACGCATGTTCAATCAGATCGCAGATTGCTTCTGGATGTCCCCGTCTTGCCTGGGCAAGAGCTTCTTCTTCGTACTGAATGAGGGGTGCAACCCGTTCAAGTCTGGCTGATAAATCACGTTCGAACGTGTCGCTGAATATCCCACTGCGGATCTCTGCACCTATGGAACTTGGAAGCAGTATGGCCGAGCATAAGACCCTGGAATACTCCTGAATATCCGCTGCAACGACGTTACGTGTGAAGCTCAGAGCGGCAGCTACTGTGCCTGATCCTGCGAACAGATCGCAGACAGCCTCATCTTGCGAGCTGACACTATCTATTGCTGCCTTTACCGGCTCTAGTAGGCGGAGTTTGCTGCCCAGGTAGTGGATGGGACGCCATGGGGTCAGCTCTTCGAAACTCGATGACGGCGCAGAGACGCCCCCGATTGGTGTATCTAAACTCTTGTCCATAAAATTCTATCTACTATGATTCCGGCATTGTGCTGCTCAGGATTCGGGCAGCAGGCATCAGTCTATAGGTTCAATATGAGCGATATACCAGCCGGAAGGCGAGGGCGCAGCCAGTCCTTGCGAGTTCTAGACTCTTGTCATGGCGATGCTCCGCTGGGGATCGATACAAACACGATTATCCGGGGCGACAATGTGGTGGCCCTGCAACGACTCTTAGCGACGCACAGAGAGACAGTGCGATGCGCATACATCGATCCTCCATACAACAATATGGAGAGCTACAACCATTATACGGATCGCCAGACCCATGGGCATTGGCTAGAGCAGATTGAGGATGTTTGCCGTCGTATTCATCCACTGCTAACTCCGGACGGTAGCTTATGGGTGTCAATCGACGACAGGGAAATGCATTACCTTAAAGTGGCGTTGGACGGCATCTTTGGAAGGCACAACTTTATCAACACCATCGTTTGGGAGCAGCGGACCACGCGAGAGAACAGAAAAGTGTTCTCGAACAATCACGAGTACATACTCGTCTATGCCAAAGATTGCGTGTCATTCAAGAAAACGCGCGGCTTGCTGGAGTGGGATGAAGCCGTGCTTACGAGATATAAAAACCCTGATCGCGACTTACGCGGCCCCTGGCAGTCGGTGTCCGCCAATGCGCAAGCTGGGCATGCCACAGCGTCCCAGTTCTACGAGTTGGTTGCACCTAACGGGCGCAGACATCTGCCGCCAAAAGGTAGATGCTGGGTTTACTCGGAAAATCGCATGAGAGAGGAGATCGAAAAGGGAAACATCTGGTTTGGACGGGATGGCAGCGGCGTGCCTCGGATCAAGAAGTTTCTGCATCAAGTAAAGCGAGGATTCACGCCACATACCCTCTGGAAAGCGGAGGAAGTGGGCACCAATGATGCGGCGAAAAAACACCTTCTAAATCTCTTCCCTGATGAACAGGTTTTCGACACACCCAAGCCTGAGAGCTTGATTCATCGCGTTCTGACCATCGCAAGTAGCCCCGGTGACCTGGTACTAGACGCGTATCTGGGTTCAGGAACAACTGCGGCAGTAGCTCATAAGATGGGCCGCCGATACGTGGGAATCGAGTGCGGGGATCATGCCATTACACATTGCGCAGATCGTATACGCAAAGTCATTGCGGGAGAGAATGGCGGCATATCTAGTGCGGTGAAATGGGAGGGAGGCGGTCCCGACTTTGAGCTTATCGAGATTAACAGAAGCAACAACAACAACTTACAATTACCCCAGAGGAGCCGAGGGAAGATACGGCGCGCGCATGAGTGAGCCAAATCGAAAAATATCACCAATTTTTACGAGAGCGTGTTTAAGCCTCCTTGTTCAGCCGCTCCCCCCGTGGGGGGCGCGCGCTGCCTCCGTTTAAGCGCTGGCCGGCGTGCAATTGGTGCCGGGCTCAGAGCGAGGCATGATCTACGACACACAATGCGAGGGGTACGGGTTGTCCGCTAGGGCATAGCTGAGCGTACACGGGAGCTATGTCCGTAGAGGTAGCTTGGTACAAACGTACATCGTGCTCAGGGAAAGTACCGCAATACACCGGCGGCTAGTGCCCTGCGTCAGCTGAACCGGCTACGGCTAGCCGCGAGACGCGCCGTTTTGTATCGTGGCACGTCATTTAGCAGATAGTGTAGGCGTCCGATCTTATTCGGCTGCATCAGGGACTGAAGGAAGTGTCTGGTTCTGCCATTGGTCGTAACTCTCACTTGTCCCCTGTACCTTCCAGGCAGAACGACCGTTGGCCGCCCTTCCGTATATGATGGCGGCAGCCGCACTTGGGCTGGAGAATGCCACGTCCTCTTTGAAAAGCCAGCGTCCCGTGTCGTCCGGGCCGATCTTTCCCTGATGTGCAAGAGTCTCCCATAGGTTCCGGTATGTATGGGTTGTTGTTCCCTCCCATGAGGAACGGCACAAAGACCCGTGCTGAACAGTGAACTCTCCATCGATCTCTTGAGCATATGCGGTCAGGCTGTGCATTCTGCTGGTTAGCTCGAAAACGGGGGACAATGACGGTATCATTGCACTCGTCGCAAGCTTTGATGGATTTTGTTTAACGGTAGCAATCTCCCGAAGAAAGACGAAATCAAGGAGGGGCAGCATCAGACGAAGCTGCGCCACAAAGTACTCCATGTCTGCCCGATCAGCTTCGGGAAGATTTGAAGGTTCCGGTGCTGTGTCGTTTGTCAAAGTCACTAAGCCAGAGGCCCTGGACACGGAAATAAGGCGACTTTCTAGATATTTTATATGACCGCTAGTGAGGTTGTGGTCCTTGCTTGTCACTATGCATGTTTTCTCCCAAAAGGATTTCTTGTCGTCTTTGTTGTGCTGTGCCAGCCGCCTGCCAATGTTCTCACTCTGCCCAATGTAGACTAGGCTTTGTCCGTCGTTGTCGGGGTCGATCCCTAGTAAGAAGTAGACGCCGGCCTTGCTGGTTTCGTCTCTTGCAAGGAGGGCGGCCAACTTGGACCGAGGTGCCGTGATGACATGTCCCGTCCAGTTTATGATCTCTGCCGTAAGGATGCCCTGAGGGTTGCCTTCAACGAGGTGTATTCTCACGGACTTACCAAAGTTTTCGGACATATGTCTGCTCGATGACTGCACTGGGGTTAATGAATTTGAACGCGGAGGTGGTAATCCGCTGAATGTAAAGTTCTCGTAATAAAATTGAAAAAAATTCTCGAGGGGGTATTTAAACTCTCTGGGCCAGCCGCTTCCCCCCATGGGGCCTGCTACGTAGGTGCACTAAGTCTTCAACCGCTGCGCATTATCTCCTCACGCTATTTCATCACAACAAAAGGGATACAGGCCGGGGGATATGCCTTCGTCCACAAGAGCAAAAGTGTAGCCGTTCCTCACGACGCCGATGCAGGTTCCTATCTGCGCATGGCGTTTTTTTACAGTGTAGTCCACAGGTGTGGCTACCAGCAATGGCGAAACGACTAACCGTTCAAATGCAGCCATGTGTACACAAAGGTATACCTTACTAGTGCATGCCACTTGACTGTACACTTAGCGTACACTAATTGTGTGTACACATTTGCTTTAGAGAAAAGGGTACGATCGTGGCTGAAATCGTTGGGTATGCGAGAGTTTCCACCGGTCAGCAGGACTACGCTGCTCAAGTGGAGCGACTAGAGGCTGCAGGGGCTAAGAAGGTATTTACAGAGAAAAGGTCCGGCCTTGATGATAAGAGACCGTCGTTGGCTGAGTGCCTGCGCTATGTGAGGGAAGGTGACACACTACTCGTGACCAAGCTTGATCGATTGGCGCGTTCGACGGCAGATTTGTATGCAATTGTGAGTGATATCGATAGGCGAGGCGTTGCATTCAAGGTGTTGGATGATGCCGCTATCGATACCAGTAGCCGTACTGGTAAACTTGTAATGGGTGTACTTGCGCTGATCGCTGAGTTTGAAACCGACATCCGCAAGGAGCGGCAGATGGAGGGCATTGCCAGAGCAAAAGCGGAGGGGCGTTCTGGCGGTAGGCCTGCTCTCGTTGATGACGAGATTTGCGCGCGTGTATTTCAGTTGCGCAGTCAGGGTCTTAGTATTCGGAAGCTGGCTCAAGAGATCGGCTTTTCGAAGGCGACAGTTCAAAAGATCTTAGCCAAACAATGATCTCGTGGCTGAGATACGGCGGGGCGCTATGGTCCGCCTAGACGCGACCTGATCGGCCCACTGTATTATCTCTGCCGAGAAGGCGCACTGCTTGTGACTGCGCTGCACCTCCGAGTGTGGTCCCATGCCGGAGAAGCTTCCTATACGGATAAAGTACCGGATATCGGTTGCCTGCCAGAGGCAGATATGCACAGTACAAAATACAAAATATATATGTTATGATATTGAATAATATATGTGTACAATACATATTGTAATAGCTGTATATAAATAAGCAATTTATACAATTTAATATGTAATATATATGATTTGTTCTTTATCTGGTATAGATATAATTGTATTATTCTATGTATTGGTATAATTTCAGTATTATATTGTATGTTGAAATGTACTGATTTATATGTTTTAGTTGTCTTCTTGTTATGTATTTATTGTTGTTTATGTTGTTTTATCTAGATATAATTCCAATTATGTAGCAGTTCAACGTTAGCTAATATATATAGCTGACGCTTATATATACGGGTAGTCTATAGATGCGCGTGGTCAATTGAGATCCAATGATTGACCGGCGTTGCGTTGTTATATTCGGCATTAAGGTTGGCTCTAGCTCGGGTCGAGGCTTCCAGCTAGGTAAGCGTAGTTGGTATGAATTGATGCAACGAAACCACTGGTGAGCAGCCTGGCTACGAGCGAGCCTCGTTGCTGATTGGCGTTAGGCGCAGTAGCTGCCGCTATGTACTTAGGGGACACATTCAGCAGTGGTCGCGGTGATCGGCTTGCTTGGCTAAGCTGTCCGGCCGCCGTTGAGGTCGGAAATGCGCTGTCGGGATAAAAAGATCTGGTGGGTTGCCGCCGATGCGCCTTGAAATTCACGCAGCGGGCCGCTGGTTGCGGTCTGGGCTGTGGCCGGCTGCTACCGCCATGCGGGCACTCTTCGTGCGCCGTTGGGCCTCTGTGTGGATATGCCGAAATCCTAAAATAACGGAGCAAGATATTGAAAGTACTTAGTAATGCGGACTACGTTGTCTGCGCTAGCTCGCGCTGAATGACCTAACTCTGGCGATTATTCGATAGTGTGGCCGACATAAGGGACTATCGACCCGCGCTGAATTCGCCGTGCAGCATTGCAGCCAACGATTTCGGGTGCACGCCATCAGAAAAGGCGCGTTCCAACGGTTCTGTGTCCATGAGTTCTATAGGGTGTAGTTCTGTATACTGCTTACCAGAAAGCCGCTTAAGCTCAGCCAAAAGCTCTTGGTAGTATTCGTCGAATGCCCTTGCTGGTTTTGAGACAAGAGGAGTGTGTGGTGATCGGTCTTCCTTTGCGCCCTGGCTGCCAGTTCTGCTTTCCCGTTCCTTCATTGACAGAGGGGTCGTGTATCTTGTCGACACGGAATGCAGAGCCGGGGCATTTGATGCAAACGTCCGATGCCATCCTGCCAGTTCCGGACGCATGCCTCGCCTATAGGCTTCTGCAATGAGCGGTAGTTGTTTGCCGTGCGCAGTCTGAATATTGTTAGTGATTTTCTGGAGGGCGGAGGGCTCCAGCGTAAGCATATCGCGGCTGACAAGGTCTGCGGCTTCGGCCGCACTGCCGCCATGCAGCATAGATTCGAGATACAGATAAGCTCGAACAGTCTCGGCACCCACAGCCGTATTGAACTTTAGAAACTTATAAGCTGCCCAACCCAAGGCGGCAACAATCGCGATGGTCAACACGGCGGATCTCTCCCCAAAGGGCGATGGTCGCGGTACGTCCCCGCGAAATGGCCCTTCGATCCTCTGGTGATCGGGGAGTTAGTAACCGCATGACACGGCCCTACGGCCTTTAGTTCAGGGAACCTGTTGCATACGCCGCAGGCTCCCCGACCATAAGGTCGAAGAGTGGTGCTGTTTTGGCAGCACGGTCCTAGTCATGAGGGGTTACTACGCCCCAGAGCCGCACGTACGGCTCCGATATCTGTTTGAGTCCTCGGGGACTCTCTGTCAATAGGTATGGGCGGCTATGGTCTCAATAGTCGTATTTCAGCTTGCTAAGCGCGTCGCTCAGCTGCGCTACAGTGTAACCAGCCTTGAAGTAAACTTGCTGCGTGACGCCTGCTTGCTGATGGCCCACGATAGCCTTGACGAATGTCTGGTCTACACCGGCCTGAGAGAGGTGGGTTATCACGGTGTGCCTTAGCGAATGAAAGACTAAGTCTTCAGACTTGATCCGAAGCGCAGGCAAGAGTGACTCATTGAACCACCGTCCAAGTGTGCGCCCCCAACCGTTGTTCGGTGAGTACGAGAAGTCAGGAAACAACTTCAGGCACTGTTTCTTTTTCATCGATTCGACATAGTCGAGTAGGCCCAACTCTATCAGTTGAGGATGCACAGGAACGATACGTTTTGCCGCTGTGGTCTTGAGGTGTTTTCCATCACCTGCATCATTGATGTCGAAGCACCAGATGCCGTCCTTTTCGATGAAATCAGATAACGCAAGTTGTGCGATCTCGTTCAGACGTGCTCCTGTATAGGCGCCAATTAGTGGGCCCCATTTCCGATAGGCTTTGCCAGTTAGAGGTGACGTCTCATCCGTCACTACTCTCAAAATAGAGGCCATTTGATCTGGGGAGAAGGCCGAACGACCATGCTTTCGATCCCTGCGGACTCGTATTGCAAGACCGGAGAAATGGTTCTTCTCAATGAGTCCATTCTTATGAGCCCATTCGAACATGTCGCTGTAAGTCTGGAGATATTTGTTGATTGTCGGGACTTGGATACGGTCCACGCCTACCAGTTTGATGACCTCTTCTAACGACTTGCCGCGTGTTGCCGGGTTCTTTGACCTATTCTTCGGGTAATGGCTCAGCACCTCTTTTACCTTCCGCGCTGACAGAGCATTCAACGTATCTAGCGTTGTTGTCTCGCCAAGCGCTTCATTCAGCAAAGCTATATGGTCTGATTTCTCAAGGATTGTTTTCGGGACCCAACTGTCTGCGCGCTGCTTTTCGGCAGTGTAAGTTTCAGCGAGTTGTGCAATTGTGAGTGCGTTGTTCGCAACCGGGTTGGCTTCAATCATCGCGGCGGTGCCGCTGCCTTGGTCAAAGCTGTAATGCCTCAGCTTGGTTTCATAGTCGAGAAGACTTTTGAGGGCGTCACGGTACGCATGCCGATAGTCCCTCTCTAGTATTCCGTACTCATCGGTGCCGGGCTTTAGCTCAGAGAGCTGGCTCGGGAAATCTGAACAGCGGGGATAAGTGGAATTTCTGCCTGACTTCGGCTTAGATGCCGGGAACAGGAGAGACCATGACAAAGCGACCGCGCCGGAACCATAGCCCGGCTTTCAAGGCAAAGGTGGCGCTTGCCGCCATCCGAGGCGAGCAGACGCTGGTGGAACTATCCCAGCAGTTCGACGTGCATGCCAACCAGATCAAACAGTGGAAAGACCAGCTCCTTGAGGGGGCCACAGGCGTTTTCGGCGATGAAGCGAAGACGGAGCCTGCGGGTCCAACCGTCGATGTGAAAACACTGCACGCCAAGATCGGCGAACTGACACTGGAGAACGATTTTTTATCCGGTGCGCTCGGCAAGGCGGGATTGCTGGGCGGAAAGAAATGATCAACCGCGAGCATAAGCTATCCGTCGTGCGCCAGGCGAAGCTTCTCGGCTTCAGCCGTGGCAGTGTCTATTATCTGCCTCGTCCAGTGCCTGACGGCGATCTTGCCCTGATGCGTCGAATCGACGAACTGCATCTCGACTACCCCTTTGCCGGAAGCCGGATGTTGCAAGGGCTCTTGAGAGGAGAAGGGCTGGAGGCTGGGCGGCTGCACGTCGCCACGCTGATGAAAAAGATGGGCATCGAGGCGATCTATCGTCGCCCGAACACATCCAAACCAGTGCCAGGTCACAAAATCTATCCCTACCTCCTGCGAAAGCTGGCGGTCATCCGACCCAACCAAGTCTGGGCAATGGACATAACGTATGTCCCGATGGCTCGCGGCTTTGTCTATCTCTGTGCCGTCGTGGACTGGTTCAGCCGGAGGGTTCTGTCGTGGCGGCTATCGATCACGATGGAAGCCGCTTTCTGTGTCGAAGCGGTTGAGGAGGCACTTGCGCGCTACGGCAAGCCCGACATCTTCAACACCGACCAGGGATCGCAGTTCACCTCCATCGACTTCACCGCCGTGCTGAAGAAGGCTGAGATTGCCATATCGATGGACGGCAAGGGCGCGTGGCGGGACAATGTCTTCGTCGAACGGCTCTGGCGCTCGATCAAATACGAGGAGGTCTATCTCCACGCCTACAAGACCGTGTCCGAGGCCCGCGCTGGCATCGGCCGATATCTGACCTTTTACAACAGCCGACGCCCACACTCATCCCTTGACCGGCAGACGCCGGATCAGGCTTACTTCAAAGCGCTGACACCGATGAAGGCGGCAGCATAATCGAGGCGGAAATCCACTTAGCGAAACGCCCCAAACTGTTCAGACAAACCGAGCCACCTCTGAGCGCCGAGACGCGAACGCCGTTGTCTAGGATGGCAGGCGTGCCGATCATGCCGGTCTCCGGCGTGATCAAGACCACACCGCCGATGAACCCATCGCCGGGCACAATCTCCATCGTTTCGTTCTGCAGGCTCCAGTAGAAGCCATTCCCGCGCCCGATGGTGTCCAGCTCGCGAGAGCACGCTCCACATACAGCATAGGGACGCTTGAACGACTTGTTCTCCACGTCGTCAGGGAATTTCCACTCGCCGCGGCTGACGCCTTCCTTCTCAAGCTGCTTATAAAGCTCGTCGACTACCTCCTTGACCGGGGTGCCTTTTGCAAAGCTCTTTGAGATCGTGGCACGCCGCAAAGCCTTGGAGCCGTCACCACACGAGATGATCGTGAGGATGTTCGGTCCTTCGCGCCGGTTCTCGACGTCGCGAACCGCTCCCTTGAAGATGATGCCGACGTTCCCGGCGCCGTCCGGAGGGATGTATCCAGCTTCAAGCGTGATGCTGTCGAACTCCTTGCCGACACTGTTTCGGTGGCTCTCCGACAGATTGTAGATCGTGATCTCAGCCGAGTTTGGCGATGACGAGGTGTCCTTGTCGATCGTGAACTCGATGCGCATTTCATGAGGGTTGATCCCGCCGGGGTTGATGACCAAGCCACCGTTGAACGTGGCCCTCACCTTTCTGAGGTATTGGAGCATCAGGCAGCCACCGCTGCGTCGACTTCATCGTCCGACGCCTGGAAGAGGCGGACGGTACCGGCTGGCAACGCAGCGCGATTGGGGACCGCACCGGGAGTGACCGCAACCGCAAAGATGACACCCAGACCGAAATTGAACGGCTTGAGCAGATCGACGCCCGTCACCACCCGCCGACCTGTCAGAACCGGAAGATTGTCGATCGAGAGATCGAAGCTCCACCGGTCGTTCGACGCATTGTAGCGGAGCCGGATGGTCACGCGGCGCTGATTGATGATCGCACCGAACTGCTGATCGGCATAGTCGACGATGTTGAAGACGTTCATTGGAAGACACTCTTCAGAATTGACGTGTCACTGGTCGTCGACACACCGGCATCCCCGCGCTGGACAGTGCCTGTCGATCTGTCGCTCGTCACCGCGTCACCAGAGCGTTCGGACGCAGGTGGCGCCGCTCGTGTGCTCTTTGCCCCGCCTGCCTTGCCACGCGTACCGGTGCTGTCGCCATCAGGGTCTGTCGCGTAGGACGTCCCTACGATGATGATCTCCTGCAGATCGCAGCGGCAGCGAAGAATCTTCGAGAACTGAGCGTCCCGACTGGCATCGAGCCGCTTGATCAGCAGGTTGCTGTAGACCGCGAGGCCCGTGACCAGCGTGAATGGCACCCGGCTCTCTTGGAAGGAGACGAGCGCGGCATAGGTGGCGGCTGCACCGCTGTCCGCGGCGTCAAGCGACAGGCGCTTCGGCACGATGACGGCGTGATCTGTGATCTTCGCGCCGGTCTCGATCGGGATCTCGGTGATGTCGAGCTCGGAGCTGTGGTTCTCCGAGACGATGCAGTCGATCGGCACCGGTCCGATGGCGCTTGAGAAGGCGATGACAGACATCAGAAAGCATCATCCTTCTCGAAGCGCGAGGCGCGAGCGCCACCGGCAGCAGCCTGGCCGACGGCATTGCCGACCGCTCCGCCAACCGCCGGGCCAGCGTTCGGCACGCCATTGACCGTGACCCCGCCCACCTGGACAGTGACTGACTGGTTTCGGCTATCATTCACGACGTTGTCACTCGCTCGACTTGCCAAGGCAGCCATGCGTTCTTCGAAACCAGCGAAGACATTTCCCGTTGGTGCAGTCGGGCCGGCGTCATCGTGAATGCCGTGCGCAGACGCGGGTGTGCTCGACATCGGTCGCATTGGTCTGCGTCCGAGCACCCGATAAGCATTCGGCGCGTTTGCCGCCGCTTCCTGAGCAGCGGTATCTCCCATTGGGACATACCCCCCCTCGCGAGCCAAGGCGTCCTTCTCTTCTTTGCTCCCCATCCAGAACTGCCGGCCAAGAAAAGAATAGCCGCGCTTCTCCAGCGTCTTCGAAACCGCGTCCTGGTAGCTGACCTCTCCGGTAAGTGCGTTAAGCGCGGCAGAAACAGTGGGAGATGCGGCCGCGCCAAGGGATTTCATGAAGTTGTCCCACGCCGTTGACATATTCTGAATGCTGGCTGTGGTGTCAGTCGTGAACTTCTGGACGTCCCGAAAGACTGTTCCCTCGACGTCTCCATTCACTGACGTCAAAAACTTCGCGAGAGACTCCTGGCTCGTGGTCAGAGAAATCATGCCCTGCTGAAACTGCTGGTCGGCAAACAGGTCACTGATCTTCGCTGTTGGGTTCTTATCCAGAACTTCCTTGGTCAGGCGAATGTAAGCGCTGACAGCATCCTCGCCTGACTTCTTGGCCTTCTCAATTTCCGATCGGATATCGACACCGAACTCTTTGAAATTCTTCTCCGTCTCCTGAGAGAACATTTTGGCGAAGATATTTTGGGCATTAGTGGCCGCCTCGCCCGCCGTTCCTGTGTCCTCACGAAGCGTCTGCAGGATAGCGATGAGGTGCCTGAGACCATCCTGTCCGGAATACCCGAGCTGGGCGAACTGACCGGCAAGAGATGGGATGTAGCTCGCCATATCCTTCAATTCGAACTGGCCAGCTTTGCCACCGGCGACCATGATATCAAAGGCCTTCTGCATATCTCCGGCTTGGATTTTCAACGCCGACGACGCCTTCAGCGCAGTGTTCGCAACATCGTCCACGCTAGCGCCAGATGCCTGCGCAGTGGCGAGAATCGAAGGCAGGAACTCCATGGCCTCTTTGAGATCGACACCCGACGCGGTCAGGGTGTCCAAACCGCTCACGGCCTCATCAATAGGCAACGCAAACTTGGTGGCGAGGTTTTGCACCTCTCTTGATGCCTGCGTCACCTGTTCCGCAGTTGCGCCTGCATTTGTCCCGATGCGCCCCATTTGGCGTTCGAACGCAGCGAAGTTTTTAACTGCGGATGTTCCGATCGCGACCGCACCGGCAGCTACAGCGCCGGCTGCAATGCCAAGGTTACGAACCCGCTCGGAAGTTGTCTTCGCGCTCTTCTCGGCGTCGTCCATCCCCTTGTTGAACTTGCGAAGGTTTTCCTCACCTTCCAGTTTGAAACCGAGGATGTTGATGAGCTCTCCGGCGATGGTCATCTGACACCCCTTCTTTGCTCTGCTTTTTCAGCGGAGGCCGTTCTCAGATCGAGAATTTCGTGCATGTCGAGCAACTGCTTCAGCGTCACCTTTTCGCACTCGATGAAGGAGCAGAGAGGCGGGTTGGCTATGGATGGGCGGTAGATGAAGAAATTGACGTTCGGCGCTATGCGCTCGATTTCTTGTTCCGTAAGACCTCCGTCAGAAGGCTGAGGATTCCACGCTTGCGGCTTCCGATAAAAAAATCCCTGAACTGCTCCTCCAAGACGAACTTCACCAACGGAACCAGCGCGGAGACCTTGCCCGTGAAGTCACCTGAGAGATCCACCGGATCATACTGGCCTGACGGCCGTTTGATCTGAGCGATCCCGACTATCCGGCTGACCAATCCTGATACCTGGTCTGAAGGGACCCGGGACAGGATATCCGACACCGCAGCTAGTGCGGCAACGTCGGCCATCATCTCTTGCCCGTCATCGCCGGCGGAAAGCGCCAGAATGATGGACGGGAGCCTGTTTGCGGCGGGCCCCAGCAGCCGGAGAATGTCAGCGTAAAGTTCGATCGCCTCAATGGCAGGGATCGGCTGGACGCGATATTCAACACCGTCTAGTTTCTTTTCGGCCATAGCTTCACCACGAGGTTCAAATGTTTCGACGTTTCAGTTTAGGTTTCGCCGTCGCCTTGATGGCATGTCCGGCTGTCGCGCTGGAGCAGAACACCGTTCTCGCGCTCCACAGAATGGGAGAGGTCATTGCCGCCACCCATCTTTGCGCTTCCGTGGAAGCCAATCAGTCTGCTGTGCAAACTGATCTCCAGCTCAACGGCGTTGATCCCAGCCAGCAAAATCAACTGGCGATCGCCCTCGCCTTTCGATCCACGACAGAAGGCGAGTGGAAGGGGAGATCGCAGGAGGATGCCTGCAACTTCTTCCTCACGCGGTATGGCCCAGGCGGATCAGAAGGCATCAACTTCCTGCGAGAGAAGTAGCAAGCGAGGCACCGGTTAGGTGTTGTCGGGGATTTCCTTGCTCCACTGCGCAGTCCAGAGCACCCACTCCCGCACAACTGCGTTTTTCCCCTTGCTGTCAGCCGGAGGCGTCTGGATAAAGACGCGGTCGGAAGAACCGCCCTCATTCGATCCTGTGTCGATGAACGAGAACGGAAATGCGGCAGCGACCGAGCCAAGAGCACGTTGGCGCTTCAACTTCTGATGAAGAAGCCGATGGGTCGGGCTGGTATGCTGCAGCTTCACGCTAATCTGAGCCGACTGATCAGCGGAGATTGAGAAGATGCCGGACCCGTCCGCACCTACGATCCCAGATCCGGCGGCGGCACCGTCGGTTACGACGATTGCATCATCGCCATCCCAAAGTCCCTGCACGGTCTGTCCGTCCAAAGTCGCCGACACATTGACGAAAGAATACGCGGTTGAATTGCCCATGTGTCAGCTCCTCAGAACGTCATGACGTAGTTGATGGTGGTGTAGTGCACCGCGCCGGCGTAGCGGAACCGGACCGAGATCGCCGGAGCGATACGGGCCTTGCGCTGGCTTTCCGGCACATCGAACACCGACGGAACGGTGATTTCGACTGCAGGGGCATAGTCGCCGGTCTCGGGGTCGAGGTCCTGGGCAATCAGGCCAGCGCGGGTTGCCTGCTGCATGACGGTGCGCGCCGCAGAGGCGAGCGTCTGCATACCGGCATCGGTAAACGGCACGCGGGCATTGTTGAGCAGGATGCCCAAGCTTTCCTCTTCCGTGCGCGCGATGATCCAGTCCGTCGTGTGGATCTCGTCCAGGAAGACGTTGGCCGTGAGGGTCGAGCCCTCGACCACGAAGTTCCGACTGCCGATGTCGATATAGGTGTTGGCCATATGACCAACCGATTCCGACTGACCAACGCCAGGCGTGAAGCCGGTGATTGCTGCGATCGCCGCAGAACCCAGATTGACGGCGCTGATGCCCTTCAGGTTCTTGAACTTTGCCGTGTAAGCGCTGTTGGCATCGTCGAAATTGCGGGTCGACATCCAAGCCGCCAGAGCGGCGGCAGGGAACAGCGAGGCGTCCGTGTGGTAGAAGACACCACTCCGCTCGAAGTCGCCCTTGTTGCGGGCAGCGATCGAAGTAGTGTCGGTCGGCGACTGGGTGGCTACCGCGTTGCTGTCGATGATTGCCAGCTTGTTCTTTGCTTCGGTCCACTGGATAAGACCATCGGTCGCGGCAATGTCGCGAAGCGTGGTGTCAACCGTGATGAAGTACCAGTCCTGATCGGCATCATAGAGCGCGTTTAGCTCTGTCTGAAGCTCGGCAGCCGTCGGGGTAACATCGATCGCGACGAAACCGATCTTGATCTGCGTCGGGCGCGGGTTCTGCGAGAAGGCAGATAGAGCGGCCTTGTACGCATCAGCCGTGGTCGCGAAGTCGGCGGCCACTTCCTCGATCGAGGCATAGAGCTTCGTCCGGTGGGTCGCATCGACCTTGCCCGTCAATGCGACGGTGGTGAGAATGAGCTCAGTTCCGAAACCGCGACGGCTCGGAAAGGCATCGTTACGCGACAGCGTCACGTTGACGACGCGGTTGTAGGGTAGGATTGCCATCCTGTCGTCCTTTCTTGGTTGAAGTTATCCAGCTCGAGCGATGTCGAAGCTGCGTTCATCGATGGTGTCGATCACGAAGCCGTCGCGGGTCAGGCCGCGAACGTTGAAGTCGATCTGGGCGCGAGGCTCCCATTTGTTGTCGACGTATTCCGGCAGGTTCCGGATCTGCGACAGGTCAGCGATCACGAGATCCGGGAACATCGGCTCCATGACCTGACGAAGCTTTGAGGCGGATACGATCGGGCGGAGGATGCCTGTCGGCTCGCTGCCGTAGGCGTGGACCGAGAAGCGCCATTCAGCTTCGATGACCGGTGCGGCACTGATCTTGTTCTTGCCAGCGCTGTTCGGCTCCCCGGTGTCCGTGTACTCGACCATTTGTTCGTTGGCGCGGACCTGGGCGAAGCCCACGAAGTTGACCATGACGTACGGTAACGTCGGGGCCTTCTTCCCCTCATGGGAACGGATGGTCGCAACCTCGGTCACTGACGCGATCCAGCGCACCACGGCGCTCCAAACCTCATCATTGGTCATTTCGTTTTCCTGCCAAGCGCTGCGCGGTAGAAGGCACCCTCATCTCGCGGCCAGACATAGACGACGCGGTACTCGACGCCCTTGTGTGTCACGACATCGTCGAGAAGGACTTCCGAGCGGCTCCACAGCAGCCATTGTGCTTCGGTCCGAACGCCTTCCGGCAGGTCCCGAAGCTGGTTGCCGGTCGCCGGCTGGATCACCGCCCTGATTGACGTCGTGGTAGAAGCGCCATCGACGCCCTTCCCCGTGTTGGGATCGTAGGTGTCCGGTGCCCGACGGGTCAGCGACATGCCGACAGATTCGCCGTCGATAGCGATAGCAACGTCAATCATGACCCTACTTTCCATGTAACGGCGGCCCGCATCTCGCCGTCGGCGATGAGCGGGTGGCTTGAGCCCTTGAGCTTGATCGTCACTGGGCTGTTTGAAGGTGACTGCATGGCAGTGATCTCCGCTTGAATATCGCCCTGCGCCACGATGCCCAGCTTTGACATTACCTGTGTGAGCGTGGTCTTCCCGGTCAGAAGTTTCGCAGCGGAAGTCCGAAGTGCATCACGATATTTTGCGCGGTTATTGCGCATCGCATTACGCATGAATGGGCGCTCCGGGATCGGTCCACCCCAGCCGCCGCCGGATGCACCGCCACGAGTGCCGAACTCGTTGAAAATCGCCTTCATAATATTGGACTGCTCGGCTTCGCTCGCCGGGAATCCGGCTTTCACTGTCTGTGGCCCCGGTATCCTGTTGGGCACTTGCACGTATACCGACCTGACAACGCGGGAGGTAAAGCTCATCACACCGCCGCAACTGCAGGAAAATTCTTCCGCAACAGAGCCAGATACTCTTGGCCATAGATAGAAGCGACGTATCCTGTCGCGGCAAAGCCGGTCTGGCTCGACCCCGGAGTGGCAAATTCGACCTCGACGTCTCCGACCTTGCGTCGACGTACGGCTCCGGTGCCAGCGCTTCCTTGACCCGTCGCCGTCCGGCCGGGCTCGCCTTCCATGGTCAGGGTATGAGCGGCAAGCAGCATCTGTGCCCGCGCGCGGTCCTTTTCCACCCAGGTATCGCCAACATCGCCGATCGCATCGTCGAGAACGAGCTGGACGAGCGCATCAGATACTGCGGCGAACTCAGGATAGCGGGCCTTAAACGTTGCTGGCGTTGGTGCTTGATACGCCATCGCTATCGCCCTTCTTTGCCTTGGCCTTCGCCTTCGGCCCTTCTTCAGCCGCGACTGGCTCGATCACACCGGCGTTCAGCAACGCCTTGGCCTGATCCGAGTGCTGCAGCACGCCCCAGCGCTCGATGAGTGCGGTACTGCGCGGGCTGATTGACACGTTTCCGATCCGCACCGGAAATTCGGAGAGGTTCTTGATGTTCGACATGACATGCTCCGATGAACTTTCGTCCGCACTCTTTCCTTTGGCCAAGCGTCACATAGTTAAGTGACTGTTGCCGAAAGGCATTCTTTGAAGGAGTGGGAATAAATGGGTGCTTCGGTACTGATAGGAATTCTGATCACTTTTCTCGTAATCATTCTGGTCCTGTACCTGGTGCAGCGGTTGCCGATTGAGGCAAAGATGCGTCAGATCGTGCAGATCATCGTCATCATCATCGGCATCATATCGCTTCTGAAGTACTTAGCCGTCTTCTAGATCGGCAATGACTTTGACTTGCGTTACACCCCCGGCAAATTACTGCCGGGGGTGTTTTTGTTTAAGCGGCGAGCTTCGCGTCGATCAGCTCTTTAAGCTTCACGTTCGAGATGTTGCCGGGATATTCGAGACCAAGCTCGGACGCCTGCTTCTTGAGCTCGTCGCGCTCGGACGGCGTTGCATCCGCCTTCAGCTTGGCCAGTTCAGCCTCCCGCTCGGCAAGCTGCTTCCTGAGCTCGTCGAGTTCGGAGGAGGAGCTGGCCACCGACACCGTCGAGGAGCCTGAAACGATCGATACCTCGGACGGATTGTCCGTGTAATCGCCGTCGACCGAAAACCAGCCGGAAGCCTCGATGTGCTTCTGCTCGCGGGCGAAGATGTCCGCCTCAATGGTCTGACCCGGTTCGACGAGAACCGGGCCGTTGATCGTATTGATGCCGCGAGGGCCACGCTCGGTGTTTGTGATCTGCATCGCCGAATCTCCTCAGATGCCGTCGAGGTAACGGACAGACTTCGGACGACGGATATCGACACCACCGACGCGAAAGATGCCCGGGACATCGAACTTCATCGGTCCGGTCTGCCAGACAGGCAGGAAGCGGAACGGCATCGGGACGTGCATCTTCAGCACTTCCGGCGAGCGGCGGTATGCCACCATGCGCTTGGTGCTGGATGCGCCGGCCGTGTCGAGGAAGCCGAACACGCCACGGATCGTGAGCGGCTGTCCAGTCGTCAGGGTGTAGATGTTGTTCTTCTGCACCCACTCGAGGATGGTCGTCTGGTTGACGGCATCGATACGACGGGTGGAGATGTCCAGCAGGACGGAGTACGGCAGGAGCAGCGTGTCAGCTATTTCGGTGCCCAGGGTCCCGGTGAAGATGCCGGTAAGCTGGCCGTTGATATCGCGGAGGATCTGGTCGGGCGTCTTGCTGGCGAAAGTCGTGGCCGAGCTCGTACCGTCGGCGGGGGCCGTGGTAGCCGTGACCGACGAGTTATTGACCAGACCAGCGTAGCCCTTGCCGGTGTCACCGACGAACGCGACCTGTTCGATCTTCTCCTCGGAGGCGCGACGCGCCGAAGAGGCCTTCTCAGGCGTCAGATTGATGCCGAGCAGCTGAGCGGTGCCGAGCTCTTCCAGCGTGTAGCCGTAGCCGATCGCGGCCATGCTGACGCTGGTTTCGAACTTTTCGCGAGTCAGTTCGACCTTCGGCACGTCGTGTGCGTTGCCGGAGAACCACTGCGCCTGGCCGACCGAGTCCATCGAGAAGTAGGTGACGGACTGAATCCATTCGGGCGCGGAGGTGTCGACGGGGACCAGGGACGGATACTGAATGTCCTGGTACTTCATCGCGTAGACCGTCGGCTCGATGAGCGAGGCCTGACGGATAAGGAAGCTCATTGCGACCTGCTGAGCGTCCCGAGTGATAACCATGTTCATGTTCGATCGCTCCTATTAGCCGAGGCGAACAGCAGCGAGGCCGGCACCGGAGGTGCTGGTGTCCCACTGAGCGTTCGCGATGAGGGTGTTGGAGGTCGACGTCTTCGAAAGGACGCCGGTCGCCGGGGTGTAGTAGACGGGATCGCCGACGGCGACTGCTTCCGAGGCCTGCACGACGATGACGCCCTTCTTCATGACGGCGACATTCTCGTACTGCTCGTATTTGCCAGTCTGGCGGGTCGGGTCGAGGACTGCGATGCCGACGAACTTGACGGTAGCTTCGGAGTCGACGACCTGGTTGTCGGCCGTGCCCTGGACCGCGACCTTACCAAAGCCGATGCCTTCGACGTCTTCCGCAAGACGGGTAACGATGACGGACGGCTCCATGTTGAGGACCATGCCCTCGACCCAGCGGGCGTGCTGGGCAAGGTAGGTAGTCTGAATTGCAGGCATGAGCGTGCTCCCTTTACTGGTTGCCCATCCACGCCGACGTCATGTGGTCGGTCATGGCCTTGTGCGCGGCACTTGCGGTGGTATTGGCGTCCTGCTGGGTGACCCCATTCTTGACGACAACGGCGAATGGATCGGCTTTCTTCGCGTCCTCGACGAGGATGTCGAAGCGAGCGTCGATGTAGGCGTCGGCCTTGTCAGCCACAGCGGCGTCACCGAGCTTCGCGGCAACGACAGCCTTGCGGATCGCTGCATCGGTCAGGCCCTCGGTACGGAGATCTTTGGCGATGGACTTGGCGACAGCGACGAGGTCGGCGCGGTCCTGGACCCGCTTGTCGAGATCCGCATCCGACAGAAGCTTCTTCGTCAGGTCGTCGATCTGCGCATCCTTCTTGGCGATCTCGGCATCCTTTGCCGCGATAACCTTGGCGTGGTCGGCGTCCGCCTTGGCCTGGATGGCCTGAGCATCGGCAATCTGCTTGGTCAGGGCATCGATCGCGCGCTGCACGATCTGAGCGTCCTTATCGGTCAACTCGACCGAGAGGCCATCAACCATGAGGGTTCGGGTCGTCATTGACCGTGTTCCTTTCTCTTCATCTCCGATTTTGAGGTGAGAACCGCCCCTTGCTGCGGAGACGACCGCAAGGTGGTTCATTCGAAGGTTGGTCTGGATGGCGTCATACTGCTCACCGGCAGGTGACACGCCGTCCTGAAACTTGAGAGCGGTGTCGTAGCCCATTGAAAGCTCGCGCTTTCCGCCCTCGACCTTATCAATGGCAGCCTTATCCATGAGGACCATGGGGACGCGGACGAACTCGCCATCGCGCACCACCTCGCCACCGGTCTGGCCGACGGCAAGCTGCTTCCAGTTGTCAGAGGTGACGGATTCCGACGGGTGATCGTCGGTCACCGGGCGGTAGGCATACGAGTGCATCGCATCCTGCGCGAAGACTTCCTCTTCAGGACGGTAGACGCGAACCACAGCCTTGTCGCGGAGACCATGCTTGTTCTCCGGATCGACTTCCCTGCCTGCATAAAGCTGGATGCCGGTCCGCGCGACCTTCACATCGGCAACGAGATAGCCATCCTGGGTACGGCGAATGCCGTCCAAGGTCACAGTGTCAAACAGTTGCATAGGTGATCTCCCTGCCCTTATTCAGAGCTGGCGCGTATCATTAGAATTTTAGTGGGCCGAGAAACCAAAACTACAAGCTCACCGTGTATCATGGGCCATGAGCAAGTTTTCGGTTGTCGTCTTACTTTCATCGGCAGCGTCATTCTTTGGCGCGGGCGGCTACACGCTCGTGCCTCGATCGCTCTATGACCGCGCTTGCGACATCAAGGGCAATATTTCGATCGACACTGGCGAACGGATCTACCACGTCAAAGGCCAGGAATATTATGACGAGACCGTCATCCGCTACGAGCACGGAGAGCGGTGGTTCTGCTCCGAGCAAGATGCCCGCGCTGCTGGATGGCGCCGCGCTCGTAGATGACGAGCATTGCCAAGAGTCCCCATATGCGTCACAACTGGCGCATGACCGACGAACAGTTCCGAGCTTTGCGGCAGTTGATCCTTGACCAAAACGTCAAGATCGAAGCGCTGTCCCTTGAGGTCCGGAAGCTCAAGCAGATCCTTGAGACAACCGAAGTCCTCGTCGTAGAGGATGAGCGCGTCACTAGCGACGAACTCGAAGAACTCATCAGAACTCGACAATCCCGCGGGCCACGCACCGACAATTGATCGGCTGGCCTGGCGGTAGGCCGTCCTCGGCGCCCGTTGGCTCGCCCCACTTATAGGTGTTGCCGTCAAGCTTCCTGTGCAGCGCCCTCACCCGCTCATCATGCGCGGTCACCCACACATATGATGTAACGCCTGCCTGCTGTTGCCGGATCTTGTTGAGATCCGAGTTGAACTTGCCGGTCTGGTCGCGAGCGATCAGCTTTGCGCGCCGATCGGTGATTCCGAACTGCTTCTGCAGCTCTTTCCGCAAGGTGGCGACCGAGTTGCCGGCGATGCTGTTCGTGTAGACCGTCTGTTCGATCCGCTTCACGATGTCGTCGGACATGCTCTGGATCAGAGACGTGTTCCGAGCGACCGCCGCCTGCAGATAATCACTCAGGTCCTCGTCCCGAACGACCGACGACAGGTTGATGCCCAGCGCCCGCTTGGCCGTTGCCATGAAGGCTTCGGTGTGGCGCTGCCCTTCGAGATCAAGGATGCGGCTCACTGTGTCGGATGCCACCCGCTGCAACTGGTTCGCCAGCGCTTGCAAGGTCGAGAACCAGGTTCGGTCCGCGTCTCCCGTGAAGGCGCGCGCGGCGCGCTTCTGCGTCTGTTCCTGTTGGTAGAGCGGGATGATGCTATCCCGCGCTTCCTTCGCAATCTCATTCAGCATCGACCACAGAGCGGCGTAGTACTGCTTTTCGAACGAGAGCCGGACATCGACCGCCGGCAACTCGACTACAGTGCCCTTGGGCTTCTCGGCCAGCTTGGCAATGGAGTAACGGAGCATCACTCCTCACTGACGTTGGACTGCCAGTCCTCTTTGACCTCTTTGAACACTTCGGGGCCGAGCACGATCTCGCCCTGGTAGGGTTCGACCGTCGATAGATCCGGCGCATCCGGGTCATAGCTGATGGTGATGTGAGGCTGATACTCGGGATGATCCCAAGTCGCGCCCCGCTCCACCATCTCGTCATGACGCCAGCGGAGCATGTTGGAGGAGAAGAGTAACACGCGAGCCTCGCCGAACTTCTCCATCAAGCGAGCACCACCGCGCGGAACCTTCATCTCTTCGTCCCATGCGCTACCCATCTCCATCCAGTCGACGGGTGTGCGGCTGTAGGTGATGGTCACATGCAGGTCGTCTGCGGGAAGCGTCTTGAAACCCTGCCCCTTTGCCCAGGCGATGATCTCGGCGGCGTTCACGACGTTGCGAGAGACATACAGTGTCCGAGGAGCCGCATCCTTGGCCTGCTGTTTGGCAGGCTCTTCCGTCGGGTCTGTCTCGTCATCCTCGCCGAGGTCGAACTCGCCCTTGGCATCGGTGTCGGCTACCGCCTGGTCGAGACCCGGATAGAAACTCGACTCCACCAACTGATTGGTGACGACCGTGCGCAGCTCGACAGGCGTGAAGATGCCCGTGTCCGTCAACGTCTTTGCCGTCTCGGCGTTCATCTTGCCGATCTCGGCCTGTTCCTTCTCGGTCATCTGCTTGAGCGGAGACCAATCGTAAAAGACTTCCGGCGGCCGGCTGCCGAGTGCAGAGCGGATCAGGCACTCGTCGAACCGATACAGCGCCGGCGTGATCTCCAGCATCTGGATCGAAGAAACCCGATCGTAGTAGTTGTTCATGTCGGACTCGCCGGTCGACGACATACCCGCCGGCGACTGACCGAGGAGACGGGTCACCGGGATATCGGCGGCACCGGCCGCCATCTGCAGGAACGACTGCATGACGTCTGGCAACGTGGCGAAACTGACCTGCTTGCGCTCGTATTCCTCGTCCTTGTCGAGGATCAGCGCGCGGTTGATACCCTTCGAGGTGGCCGCCAGCGTGAAGCGCTCAAGCAACTTGTTGCGATAGACCGGGTCCGCCAAGCTCGCCATGAAATCAGGGATGCGGAAGACATCGACATTCGCCTCGAAGACAAGGCTCGCGATGTTCGCCGCGGTCGCGTCCGCATTCCTCATGGCGGAGTAGACGGACTCGATGATGCTGTCGCCCCAGCCCTGGTTGACACCGAAGTTCAGCAGGTTGTCACCGTGCGGTGCGCCGATAAAGATGGCGAGCCGCGATGGGTGAATTTTCACCATGGTGGCGTTGCCCGTCACCTCGTACCAGGCGGGTTTGCCAAAAAACTCCGACAATACATCCTGCTCGATCGGGCCCGCCGTGACATCGCGGCGCGACAGCACCGTGAGATACTTGATACCGCCCTTGCCCATGCGCTCGACATTAAGCGGCTGCATAAGATCCTGCTCGCCGGTACCGATATAGAGCGCAGCACCACCCCACAGGCGAGCCTTGACCTTTACATCAAGGAGTTTTCCCCAGAAGTTGAGGCGCTTCTCCTCGCCCTCGATGAGTTCTATCTGGTCCTGTTCGGCCTGCCATTCTCTACCCTTGCGGATGGCATCCATCGCCGGGATATCGACGATCTTCCGGCCAAGCCAGTTGCTCTTGTAGATCGCGGCAAGCTGATAGTCGTCGATGTATTGAAGGCCATAGGAGGCCGTCGCCATCTTGTCCCGGTTAGGATCGCCAAGGCCAGCGACGACCGAGCGCAGGCTGTCATTCGCCCGAAGCTGGATCACGTTACCCATTGCGGCCCTTCCTGACATTCGGCGGGTTCTTCACGACGTCACGAGCGACCTTCGGCAGCACTTTCAGGACGCCCTTGGCTCCTGCCTGCTTCCGTGCTTCGGCAATCATCTGCCGGCGCTTCTCACAAGGTCCACAGGCCATAGGTCATCCAATATTCGACAGAGTGTAGTTCGAGCCGGTGATGTGGACGTTGTCGGCAGCGATCACCGCGTCCGCAAGATTGTGAGACTTCACGCCCAAGTCCTTCTTGAGCTTCAGTTTCGGGACAACCCGCTTTTTCCCCTCACTCTCAGCCCACCAGGGCACACAAAGCTCGGTGAACAGAGCATCCAGCTTCTCTTTCCCCATCTTCGAGGAGAACGAAAGGATATCCTCGGGTTTGACCGGATGCCCTCTAACCACGGCGTTGAAGGTGAGCATGGCGCGGCGAGCAGTATTGGCCCAAGCCTGCGCCTTGAGGTTCAAATACTCGTCCTTGTTGAGAGGACTGTTTTTGTTTAGCGGATCGCTAGGCTTCTCGCCGTCCATGACGGCGCCGCCGGCGTGAAAAGCATAGTGCTTCACCTTCGCGCCACCTGCGCCGTTCTGCTCGTCGATATAGCCACCGACGAAGGCGCCGACGCCGATCGTGTCGTAGGATACTGTCGCGCCGGCATGCTTGGCCTTGGCCCAAACCCGCTTCGCGTTCTGGACGAGCTCGTCCTTGCCAGAGGCCCAATCCTCGGCATCCATGAAGACGCCATTGATCTTATCCGCGGTCGCGCTCTTGTCTTCGCCGTCGTCGGCCGGGTCAAACCCGACGATGTTCCGGCCCGTCATCGAGATACCGAGCACCTCGTGGGCATCGACACAGGCATCGAGCCATTTGCGCTTGAAGATCGACAGCTCGCTATCGCCGAGCGGCACCCCGCCATAGACGTGTTCGAACTTCTCCGGGTTGCGCTCCTGCATTGCCGCGATGTCGCGCAGCGCTTTGGCCGAAAGGAACGGGTTCTCGGTGTAGTCGATCTTCCGCACAATGCAGTGAGGCGGCACGTTGACGACAAAGTTCTTCCAGACGTAGTCAGTGACCAGCTTAGGATTGAACAGCAGTATCGCCAGACTGTCTTCCTTGCGGATCGTCGGGCCGATGACGGTCCACTGATCCTCGGTCAGCTTCTCCGCTTCTTCAACCCAAAGGATATCGACATCGGACGTGCCCTTGATGTCCTCAAGGTTTCGCTCGATGCCGTAGAAGATGAACTCCGCCCCGGTCCGCCGGTGGATGATCGTCGTCTTCTGGACGTCATAGGCGGCCTCAAGCCCGAGATGAGCGATCGCCCACTTCAGTTCGGTGTAGACCGAGTCCTGAATGCGGTTCTGAAAGCGACGAATGCAGAGAACGCGCATCCTGACGCCGACGTGATCGACCAGACGGACCAGTTGGCAAGCTGTGTCTCTGGTCTTCGAGCTCGAACGCCCACCGTGAAGAACAGCGATGTCAGCTTGGCCCAGAAAAACCTCTTCCCAAAAGTCGTGAAGGGCTGGGTTGGTGAGGTGGGTGGTAGCGTCTAGCTCTTTTCGCTGCGCAGCACTTCCCGCCATGTTCTCGTCTCGGTCTGTATCGGTGCGCCGTCGGGGCCGGAGTGCTCGTGGCGCTCGACGAACATGCCAAGATGCTTGCCGATATCGACAAGCGCGCCCTTCTTGTCGTGGAACTTGATCTTGATTCCGCCCGTCGAATTCTGGCTGATCTCAGCGATCGCGGCGGCCGTGTCGTCGTCGATCTCGTCACTGGAGATGAGCTGCACGTTGCTGGTGACGACAGTCTTGACCACGAGGACATCACCGCCGTCGGGATTGTCCTCCTCGGTGACCAGCGTGCCTTGCCACTTGATGGCCTTGCGGATGTCAGCGAAGCCGATCTTGGCCAACTCTGCCAACACGCGCTCTTTCGTGATGGCGAGCTTGTCGATGGCCTTCTCGGTGGCTTTCCGCTCTACAGTCCGCTCCCACTCCAAAAGCTCGGACACGCGCTGTCTGATGTTGTCTTTCTGCTGTAAGCGAGACGCATTTCCTCGGTCAGGCCTGAATCCAGCGGCGGCATATGCGTCATCTGCTGTCTTGCCTTTCGCCAACTCATGCGCGAACTTCTCGTGCCGTGCGTTCTTCAGGACCGACATCGGTGAACCATGGGGCTATTGATGGGTTGGTTTTCAGGCGACAAAGAATTTGAGAAGTATCAGGCTGAGCAGCGGATGCTCGACAAAGCCAAACCCCATGAGTACGTGGGATACTTCATCGGAGTGAACAGCAAGGCCATTCTCACAGAACTGCGGATCATCAGGTGGCTGCTCGTTGCCATCCTCGTACTGATAATGACCTTCGCAACCCACTATTTACCGGCCGGCTGGTGGTACAAGGGCTGGCTCTAATCCGATGATAGACACGGCGGTCCGCTTTCTATGGGCCTACCTTCTCTTCGGTTGGTTGGCCACGTTCGTGTACAATTGGTACTTGATCGAAAAAACGGTCAAGGCAACTGGCGGCGATGGTCCGTGGGTTAAGCGAGGCCGGGATCAATTTCCGTATGTCCTCGCGAAGCACCCAGAATGCCCACCAGAGCTCGCGCGCATCCACCGGATCTGTACCAGATGGATATTCGGGACATTTGCCGTCTTCGTCATCGCGCTGTATTTTTGGAGCTGGCTCCCACACCCAAAATGGTAACCAGTCGATGGCTGTCGTTTGACAATCCATCGCCTCTAGCTAATGTTCCCCCATGGCAACCGAACGGTGCGGCTTGAGAAGGCGTACGGGGACCCGCCTTAGTGGGACGAATTTCGATGCCAGAGGAAGGGGGTCATAGGGCTCTCCGGAGGCAACACCTATGACTTCCCTTCCGTTTGCCTGCCGCGTTCCTTCCGAAGCAGCGCACGCGACTCACGGTCGTTAGGAAGGCCATTGCTTCGACGAAGCCAAGCGTCTTGGCCCGAATTCCCTTACTATTGAACGACCAATGATAGCTAGCTCTCCCTTCACAAGGAGAAGACTCAGATGGCCAAAGGTCAGGTAAAAAGCAACAAGGAAGCTCGGCCGGAGGCGGCCTGATATGATGAACGCTTAACGCAAATCACCACTATGCTTTTTCTATAGCTGCTTCGGGTTCTGATTGGAATAGGCGTCAAGCTCGTTTACGCATTTTTCCATGGTTTTCGTACCCGAAGTGAACAGCGAGTGCGGTCAGCGCCTGCTTTAGAATTTCTATATAGGCGCGTTGCAGATTCTTGCTCGGCGTTATTTCGGCGACGGCCTTCCCCTCCCCAGCAACCTTGACCATGATGTCGTAGCCAATGCCGAGGATACGACGGCAGTCAGCCAGGTCGATGCCGGCCTGGATTTGTCGATCGGATAGCGCTGAGCGGGGTCCACCACCATCCACCGGCTCGCGGCTGTAGTCGAACGATCCAGCGCCAGATCCGCCCAAGGCTTCCCAGATTGATCGGAAACGATTGCCTGCGGCCACCTGCGCTTCGTTCAATAGGCCCCGCTGCTCAAGCGTGACAAGCGCGCTTTCCTTCATGTTCTTGAGCCCGGTGATTTTCTTCGGATTCCAGCTCTCCCCGTCGTGCGCCGGGTTATGCAGCGGATTGTCGATCTCGCTGAATACCGGCTGCACCTGCCGGTGACCGACTTCCGCCAACGACACTGGCGCCACCTTTGCCTTCCGACCTCGTCTTGCCATCGTCAGCCCCTCGCCTCTATCCGTTCGACTTCGACAGTGTTGCCGCCGCCCAAGAAAATCTTCTCAGCCCGCGCCCGCGCGACAGCTGACGGGGATACAGAGACATCAAAGGTCTCGCCTCGGATCTCCCTCCCGTTCATGAACGCCACCATATGCTTGAGGCATTCTTCAGCAGCTTCGCCTTTGCTGCCGAACACCTTCGGCCTAGCTCCGATGTCCATGATCGGCGACGGTTCACTGTCCCTGCAAAGGCGTATCATCGCCCAGTAGCCGAGCCCGCCGGGAATACGATGAGGATAGGCGTTGTATCGGTTCATGCATCACCTCGCATCTCAATGGCACTCGTGAACTCTCTGGCTGTGACGATCATCTAAAGCTCCTTTCGGATCGCTCCCTTTCGGAGCGGAGGTATTCTTCTCGGGATTGGGGTCTGCTGAGATGGGCTAGGCCGTTTGGCTTCGGAGGCGGCTTGTCAGGCGGACGGGCCGGCTGGTCCTTCCAACGATCCTCGGAGAGCCACTTCACCGGATTGCACCACTGCCGATCGTCGGTCTTCGCCGCGTAGGCTCTGGCGCCGATCATGATCTCGTCGAGCGAAGCGCGAGAGACGGCTTTGGAGAAGGCTTTGCGAGCCGCTGGCCCACCGACCTTGTTCGGGTAAACATCCCAAAATTTATCGAAATCGGTATCGATCTCGGGCGCGCTCGCGTCTTCCGAACGAAGTGAGGAAGATTGGTTATCGGTAAAAGGTGGCACGCCCGTATCACTGCATTTGCTATGCACATGCATCGCATTTGCATCTGAGGTGTCTTTCTTCCCCTTCGAATACCGAGCCTCTGCCGCGGCGCGCCGCTTCTCGATGATCTCGTCGGCCTTCGACAGTTCGGCATCGATCCGCTTGTGGGTCCAGCCGGGACCGAAGAGCATGGCGAGCATGTCACGGCTTTCTTCCCACTGCTCTGGCGACAGCTTGGCGATGCGAGCTATGACGCGCTCGTTCTCCGGCAAGCTGCCGTTCTGCCAGTAATGCATGATGAGCAACAGATAAGCGCCGTGCTCGGTCGCGGTGAGATGACCGGTGTCAGCGAGGTAGTCTCCGATGTGTAGAGGCATCCAGGCGCGGTTGCTCATGCTGCCCTCCTCACGATGCCAAGCTCCTCGAGCAGTTGGATCGGCTCGTCACGGCCGAAAGTGACGTAGAAGGGAATACCCCGAGCGATGCAGAGTTCTTGGAACTCCTGCTGCGGTGCCGTGAGCTTGCCGGTATCAGTTTTCAGCTCGAGATATCCATGCAGCTTCGGAGCTATCAGGATCAGGTCTGGCAAGCCCTTGGTGAGGCCGTGCTGTCCCATGGCGCCCATGTTCGGAATCGTCGCCACCAAGGTTCCCGGCATGCCGAGAGCCTTCCAATGGGCAACGACAGCTTTGTGGATCTGGCTTTCCTTCATGCCGGCCGCCTCCGATAGGCGATCCGCTTCTCGTACCGGCGCTCCATCAGCTCGTTGATGAGGTGATCGACCTCAGGCGGCGCAAGGCCGCTCTCGGCGGCGATGCGCTCGACGTCGTAGGGATAGAGGGCGAAGGCTTCCGAGAAGGTCATGCCGCGTCCCTCTTCGACAACGCCTTCAGATACGCCGCCTTGATCTCCTCAAAGCGGGTGATGTCGTATTCCTTGGTTTCGATCTCGTGATCTGGGCGAGGCTTCTTGGAGCCTTTGCCGTGATCGTCGAGCCAGGTCATCGCGCTGGCGATACGGCGATCGAGCCATTGGATCATCTCGGCGGGATCGGTCATGCTCGTGCCCTCGCCGAAACCCGCATCGTCTGGACGTCGCCGCCGAATGGAGGCCTGATCAACAGGTCCGCAAACGCTCGAACGGGAACGCGAACGACGTCATGAACTCGGACGGCAAGCTCCTGGATCATCTCTTCCATGCCGCGGATATCACCTCGCCCGCCGACATACTCATTGACGAATGAGGCAAGGTCTTCGACCGGAAACACGACGGCGTCAGGTCGATAGCAAACCGTGAGCTTGGAACCGCGAATGGGGTTGCCGGAAAACGGGCAGCATGGCGGTACCGCGAGAGTGTGGCTGATGAAGGATGCTACTAAGGGATTGCATGTTCTGATCACGCGAACATCTCCATCTGCCAAGGTTGGAAATTCTGATTGGCTGCGTGCTTGACGCGGCGAACGAGGCGATCAGCTTCACGCCAATCGTTGGCGTCCCTGCCCTGCTTTCGAGCTGCGAAGCTCCACGCCATGCTGTCCGCGGTCGCGAGCAATTCTCTGACGCCTGGATGCAGTAGCGAGGTGATTTTTACGCCGAACCCGTGGAGCAGAAAATCCGGACGCTCTGCCGCGATCGCTTGCAAAACCGCGATGATGGCTCGTGGGTCGCCTTGGCGCTTGCAGACGGATCCGACGCCTACCCACATGCCATTCTTGAGACGCTCGCCATAGATGCGGATGTGCTTGACGTAATCCTGAGGAGCAAAGCCCTGAAGGACCGGCATCACGTGGAACGGGATATCCCCGCCAAATAGCCTCTTTAGTGCCGCGACCAACGCGTCGTAGCGCTCGATCGTGAGGGCCTGGTGTTCTTCAATCGTCAAGCCGGTCTTCGCGAGGATAAACGGCTCGCACATGTAGTCCTGAGCGACAGCGGCTGCGATCCTAACGACCCCAATGGAATAGAGGCGATAGAGTTCCGCGGCATAGTCTTCGACCGAGTGCCTGTAGTGGCCATACTTTGAGATTTCGGTGAAGGCACCGCTGTCCACGAGCACATCACCGCAGGGTACCTGCTTCTTGCGACCACGAAGGCGATTGATGCTGATGCAAGCCAGATCGAAGTGCTGGGCATCTGCTGGCTGATGGAGGCCCACGTAGAATTTTACAAAGGAGTTCGGCTCTGTCGTCATTAG